ATAGTTTTAGATGATGTGGCTATGATAGCTCCTAAAGCTGCTCAAGGTATTGATCCTTCTTTGGCTGAAGTTATTTTATTGAATAATAATGTGGCTTTTACACCAGAGCAAGCTGCTTTAGAAGATAAAGGTAAAACACCTGCTATCCCTAAGCTACTTATAGCTACCACTAATACATCAGATTTGAATGTTCATGCATACTTTTCTTGTCCTTTAGCGATATCTAGACGTATGCCTTGGGTTATAGATGTTAAACCTAAACCTGAATATACAAAAGATGCATGTATGTTAGATGGTTCTCGAGTTCCTATTCAGGAAGATGGAACCTATAATGATTTTTGGATTTTTGAAGTCTCTCGTGTCGTACCTGTGGGTATTGAACGTGAGGGACAGCGGGGTGGATTAGAATTAGTCCACACCTTTGAAAATATAAATGATTTTCTAGCATGGATGTCTAGAGAAGCTGTTGCACATGATAAGCAGCAAGATAAAGTAATGTGTAGTAATAATACCTCTCAAGAGGTTGAAATTTGCCACATTTGTTATCGAGCTAAATTAGCTTGTATTTGCAATTTAGAAGAGCAATCATTAGATGTTTATGACTGTTTGTGGCTTACCATAATTATGTCATTATGCACTTTGATTTATAAATATTTTAATAATGTTGTTATGTATTTTTTCTTTAAATATGCATACTCCAGAACTTGGAGATATGTGTTAGATAAATCTAAACTTATACATTTGTTATCCTTATCAGCTTTTTATGTTACAACTAGTAACGCTTCTACCATATTTTGTTATTTAGGCCATAGAATAAATACTACACCTAAAACAAAGATTATTTCTAAGTTACTTCTTGTATTAGCCTCTATTTTGGGGGCATACACATTGTATTCTTATTTAAATCCTGATCCAGTAAAGAAAGTTTGTAAAGAACTTGAAAAGAAGGAAAAGGAAGTGGAGAAAACAGTGCAGAAACTTAGAAAACTTGTTCCATTTGATGGACCTGCAAATTATAGTGAAGAGGCAGAAGATGTGGCTTATGATGAGCCATTAAATTCTGTTTCTGAGCCTATCATTGTATCTTATACTGATCGAGGCTCCGCGCCTGAACCCGCTGATAACGAGCGTGTTAACGTATGGTACAATGATGTTGTTCCCCTATCAAAGTTTGATGTGGGCACTAAATCTATAGGTTTGCAAGGTATGAGTAGAGAATTCGTTTCTAATTTATTGGGAC